GTTTGTCACAACCGCAATGCGGCTCACCCTTCCAGTCTTTTACCTCTCCCCACCTCCTTTCCATACTCTCTACCATTGACTTACGAATGATCTTGCAAGGTTCCGCAAGGGCTATGGCTACCCTGCACTCTGAACAGGTTATGTTGTAGATGCAGGGATAGCCTTGGGTGCGACTATAACAGTCTGGGCAAGAAGATGCAACAGTATCTGTCATTTAATCCCCACAGAAGCAAGGTATTGTTTCGTCGGAAAACATCTGCGTCTGGTTTTTGGAGAACTCCAACATTTCCTTATACGCAGGACGGTCTTTCCTAAACTTTGCGCCGTCAGGTCGAGAGGCTAAGGCTAAGGCTAAGGCTTCCATTTTTGCCCACCAAACTGCTCGCTCTGGCTTTTCTTGGATCAAACTTAAAATTTGATTGCCGCCTTTTAAAAAACACAGATCGCAATTTCCATGCATCGTTACGCCGTTCATGTTTGGTAGCTTCAAATCAAAAGAATGTTCTGACCAAAACTTTCCAACATCTGCTTTAGTCACGCCAGCAGTCACCAAAGGTGTTCTGTCGCGCTCAATTTTTGCCGCGCGTCTTTGTTCGTCTGCTCGAATTCCAACCCAATCCATGTGTTCGTTATGCTTCCAACCTCGGCTTTTTATGTACTTATGAATTGTTCTAATTTTTAGTTCGCTGGTGCAAAACCTCGTAACTGGGTTTGGCAAATACTGTCTTTTGCGGATCAACGCCTCGAACGGTTCCCCCCCCCTACTAGCCGTCTCAAACGTCACGCGTTCAAAGTTTGGCTCCTCGGTTCTGTACTCCAGCCAATGTATCTCGACACCCCAGTTCTTCTCGCAGTCGCGGACAAACTCTAGTGTCGCTTCCTCCTCTTTCCCTGTGTTGGCAAAGCAGACTATTGCGTCTTCTGGGAGTCCGTTGTTACTTTGCAAGACCCGCCAGAGCATATAGGCAGATGTGCGGCCACCAGAAAATGAAATGACTGTTGGCTCTGTGATTAGAAATGGATCGCTCACGCTGCCTCCGCGTTTTTAGCCCTGATTTTGTTTTGGATAAGCGACAAGATCCTGTTGGCATAGCCAAAAGGTGTGTCCATCTCATCAATGGTCTTGCCAATCTTGTTCTGCCACTTCCTCGGGTAAAAATCTTCCTCAAGACCACGCTTGTTGGCGTAATCAACCATCCCTTGCATATCCTTCCAGGTCTTTAAGGTATGCACCTTTTCGATAATTTCGAACCACTTTTTGACTCCGTGTGTGACCTTATCGTTGTCTTCAACCTTGCAGACCGAATGGAAAGTGCAGTAGTACCTTGCGTTATCCCCGCCACCACCAAAAGTTCCCGCCATCGGACAACCAAACGCCGAACAACGAACAGACTCGGTTCTTTGGGTTTGTGTGGTTGTCGTCTGAAATTCTTTAGCCCGCATGGTATTTCCCCTCTATCAATTTCGCCCAATTCTGCGGGCGCAGTATCCACTCCAGTTCACACTCAAACGCTCTTTGCCCAGGTTTAGGGTTGACCTTGCCCATCAAGAACTTGGATTGTCGAATCCAGTTAAACAGTTTTTCGAAATACTCTAAACCGTCTTGCGTGGACTTCCACTCTAGCCTTGTGGCGGTTTCTCTCCATCTGGCTTTTAGCAAAGACTCCCGCGTCTTGTTCCAGATCCTTACCTCTGGAAGCTCTGGAAGTGTCTTGTGGAAGAGATCAATCACCTCTTTGTGAGCGCAGGTCGGGAGGCTTCCCGACAAAGAACCTTTAGGTTCTTCTGGTTTTAATATGGTTACTGGTTCTTGGTTATTGGTTAATGGTTCTTGGTTATTGGTTAGTTGAACGTCTGTTGAACGACCGTTGAGCCTTCGTTCAGCAGATGCTTTACCAGCCTTAGAAGCAGACTCGCTTTTAGACTTAAACCGTGCGATCTCTTCCTCTGCCCGCTTGTTTTCCCACCCTAGATCGGTCAAGACAAAGAATGTCTCTAAAACATACCTCACCGCATCTTCGTGGTCGCGCATACCGATCTGTCGTGCAACGGTCGTTGTACATTCGTTGAACGGACGTTCGTGCAGATAATACTCATCGAGCAATCTGCGGTAAGCAAGGTCTTCTAAAAGGTTTAGGCTGCGGGTATGGCTTGCGTAGTCGCCAATGTTGAACTGGTAGTAATGCAAGGCAATCTCCTTCGGTGCTGGCCTATCCGGTGGAAATTCCGGCAGGTCAGTACCCGAGTTGGGGTTTTGAAACGGTCAGATAGACCAGCCCGAAAGAGACTGACTTCTAACCTGCTATGCGTTTTCCACGACGCAGAAGCTAGGATATACCAACTACAGAAAAGTTCAAACTGCCTTGCCGCGGAAGTAGGCTGTCTCTCCTATAACCTCGCAAAGTTCTGGAGGCAGGAGCATCCCCTTGCTGTCAAAGGTCAGCACCGCAAAGCCAGATGCCCACGGAACAGGGTTGCCCTCTAAGTATGCGAATTGGTCGCCCCCTGGTTCTGCAAGGGTTCCGGTATCTACACCGTATCTACGCCCGTTATAGTCCCCCCATGCTGAGACTTGAAGACGGTGAAGGTGGCCGGTCACAATACTCCTGCCAGACTTCAGCACATTGTTGTAGATCGCGTGTATACCGTTGTGCCAGCGGTGCTTTATAACCGTGTTCTCGTTTACATGGATCGTGTAACCAAAGTGCCACCCAGGAAAGAAGTCGAACAGATCCGCACCCATTGTCCCTTCCATCTCTGGGGCATTTATCTTCATATACCGCCACAACCGCGTGTCGTGGTTTCCGTAGGTCCAGAATAGCTTTGCGTTATGCGCCGCCTTCTCAACCTCTCCCAGGCGATCCTGGCAGACTTCCAACTCCTGCCTCACCGTTGGGGTCTCGTTCCGGTAGAGAGGGTCGTGCCGGCTTATCCTGGCCCCGTCAAAGACATCCCCGTTCATCACTACCGCATGGGGCTTCATCGCCTTGCAGAGCTTTATAAAGGCTTTGTGCGCGACCGTAGCCTCTCCTGGCCAGTAGTGGGCATCCGAGGCGATAAGCCAGACCTGATTGCGGGCTTCTGCGTGGATTGCGTTCTTGCGGATCTCTACGCTTTTAGTCATCTGAGGAGCCGCAAAGGAATGTAGCTTTATGCCCCGCAACTGTTCGATCCTGTTCCTGCGCTGGTAGACCGACCGGTCGCTTACACCTATTGCCTTTGCCACCTCTTCTGGTGAGCCATGTTTTCTAAACAAAGCGATAAATTGTTCTTCGCTTACTTTTGGCATCGTCATTACAACTCCTTCGGGTCAAAGCCCAATTCAACTCCCACCGCGTGAGCCAGTTCTGCAAACTTGTGGTCGTGCTTGTCCCAATCGGGGTAGCCCTCTAGGAATAGCTTCTGGTGGATCATTTCGTGAGCCATCGTCCGCAAAAGCGTGTCGATATGGCCATGTTTAGCGCTTGAGATAGTGATGATCCCGCGTTCGTCGTACTCCCCGTAAAACCTAGACCAAGCGCGGACGCGAAACTCAACATCTTGGCTGGCAGGGAGTTTCCAAGACTTTATGGGCGCAAGCGAGCAAAGAAACTCGTAGGCCACAATGCAATCGCGGCGGGTCACTTTCACGGCGAACACTCTACCTTATAACAATTACAAAACAAATAGTTAATCATGACTGTTAAATGGTTAAGAAAGTTTGATGGATACTGTTTGACATTGTGCCGATAGATTGTTATAGTTCTCTTACGGTCGATGTCTCCAGACCGTGTGAAAAAGGAGAAAGTCATGGATGACCTGCAATACCTCAATTACCAACAACAACTACTGGAGCGAGAGCGTGAGGAATTTCTTGCGGATGGTTCGGTATTACCTGAAGTTCGGACACAGTCTGAAGACTGCAATCAAACTAACCTGGGAGAGACGAAATGAGTTCAAACACTGGCATCGTAAACATTAAAGGCAAGGAGTACCAGACCGTCGCCCTGCGGGTTCAGAAGTTCCGCGAAGCACACCCTGCTTGGTCTTTGACCTCTGAAGTCCTGTTCCGTGACGCGGATTGCGTAGTAATGAAGTCCATCATCGCGGATGAGACCGGACGGGTTCTTGCCACCGGCCACGCAGAGGAATACCGCAAGTCTTCACAGATAAACGGAACCTCTGCCCTCGAGAACGCAGAGACCTCCGCACACGGTCGCGCCCTGGCTGCTTTGGGAATCGGCGGGACAGAGTTTGCATCTGCCAACGAAGTACAGAACGCAATCCACCAGCAAGTAGAGAAACCTCACCCACGGCGCGGTGCGTTAGAGGTAGCGTTCAAAGCAGTAGACAGTATGGCAAGCCTCCAGGCTCTATGGCAGAACCTGAGTGCGGAAGATAAGAAGATTGCAGCAGACCTAAAAGACCAAGCAAAGGAGCGAGTGAAATGAACGAGGCATACCTAATCATTCAGATGCAGGAAGCGGTAAACAAACTCACCCGTCTTACGCGGGCATCTCGGAATGTGGACTACTTAGAAGTCCGCAAGATCTGCACCCAGATTGAGAACGATGCCCACGCGCTTTCGCAATGGGCTATGAACGCGGAAGAAGCGATGGATCTTGTTTCATGGAAACTTATGCGCGAACGCCACAACAGGGAGACAACATGAACGAAAACCTAGACGGTTTCTTGGTAGCGCTGTGTCTTGCAGCGCTTTTTCTAATGGTTAACTTTCTGCCAGGACTCTTCTTATGATCTACGAACTTCGAGATGTAAAGACCGAACAGTTCTGGATGGGCGCGGCCCTGGGAGTGCTGACTACATTGTTGGTCACACTCTCTTTTGATAAACTGTTAGATACGCAAGTCTCGTCGGTAGAGATGCCGAAAGATGTTATTGCCGCGTACAACATGGGCATCAAAGACGCTCTTAAAACTAATCCAGCAGGCGCAGAGTTAGAGATGGCTTGCCTAGAACTATGGGGGAAAAAGTAATGCTTATAAAGATGGTGAACTTTGCGGACAAGGTTCCGTTCTGCACAGACAAGTCAACCTACGACAACTGGAGGGAAGCCGCACGACACCTTCCACCAACTCCTAAAGTTGGGTTTTGCGAAGACTGTACGCTTGACTACCAAACCGCGATGAAAGCGCAAAAGAGATGCGAGAACCCGTGGATCGTGTTTTCTAAAGACGAGGATGGTTTTGAGCGCGGAGTTATCCCAAAGGAGACGGAAGATGTCTAGAGAAGAAAACCCACACCAAGCTGGCAACTTTGGCGCGTTTATGAACGCCCGTTGCGGGAAGTTGACCGGTAGCAGGATGAAATGGGCCAAGAAAAGGCTCAAGAATGGGGATGACAGCGAGAAGCGGAAAGATCTTAAGGTAGAGATCTTATGCGAGAGGATGACCGGAGACATTGTTGACAAATATGTGAACGGCCCAATGCAATGGGGAATAGAGAAGGAACCCGAAGCCAAGGCAGCTTACGAGGCTAAGACAGGTCGCATCGTGCAGGATGTCGGATTCATAGATCACCCGACCATAGAGTTTCTTGGGGCATCTCCAGACGGGTTTGTGGACGATGGGCTTATAGAGATTAAATGCCCAACTACCGCAACCCATGTCTCCTGGATTTTAGATGCCGGCATCCCAGACGAGCATAAAGACCAAATGGTCTTGCAATGCGCCGTAACGGGCCGTAGTTGGATTGATTTCGTTTCCTACGACCCTCGTATGCCAGAAGCACAACAACTGCTTGTGCGCCGTTTTTACCCTACTGCTGCGGAGATTGCGGAAATAGAGGAAGAAGCGAAAAAGTTTCTTGCGGAAGTAGATGTACTTTTTGACACCATCACACGACGGGAGATGATTGAATGACCTACGACAACAATATGCGCGGTCTTATCAGCAAGAATGACCGCAAGACGGAAGACAAGCACCCAGATATAAAAGGGCAATGCGAAATAAACGGAACGGAATACTGGATCTCTGGCTGGCAGAAGGAGAGGAAAGACGGGACTGGTAAGTTCTACAGTCTAACCTTCCAGGCTAAGAACGATGCGCCGAGATCGGAACCAGCGGGTAAGAAAGACCCATTTCTTGACCAAGAAATACCTTTTTAAGATAAGTAGAGTGCCTTCTCGTCCTGTCTGCGCCTAACAAGCCCAGGCAGGACTTTTCCACCTCCCTTAGTCCAGGCCATAAACGCTTCCGCAGCGCCCTCGTGATCGCCTCTGTTGGCTTTCATGCGGATGCTTGATCTCTGAAGATTTCCTAGCCCTGCGTTAAAGGCAAAACTGACCAGAGCGTCAAAGCGGCCTTGACTGCCAGCACTAGAGGGAACAAGTCGTAAAACACCGCGTTCAAAATGCTCAACACTACGCTCGAATAGTTTGTCGATTTCCTCTTTTGACCAGACACGGTTGTCCTCCGGTTTAAGTGGGTACTCTTTGCGGATCATTCCGGTGTAGCCATTTGCGCGAACCATCGGCAGTCTGATCTGCTCTTGGTAAAGAACCTCTCCATAGCCAATCGTGTGAATGTGCGCCGGACAAAGGTATGGTCTGTTTCTACACCCTTCATAACGATGCATTAAAGCAATGCCTTTGCATGACAATTTCATATGCTTTTATCTGTGTTGTGCTACAATATTGACACTATGAAAAAAATACTTATTCATCAAAAAGGCGTTGATTGGATTGTTTGTGAAGACGGTTCAATTTTAAGGCCATCAAGAACATCTAAGACTATAAGAACTAGAAATGGAGTTGCTCATGAATTTGAAAGCCATCACAAAGAAAAGGCTTTGTCTCCAACATTAAACAACAGAGGCTACCTTGAGGTTTCTGCAAAACAAGGTAAAAGCAGGCCAAAAATATCTGTTCATAGACTCATTGCATTAGCTTTTGTTCCAGGTTTTGTTGAGGGACTATCAGTTAACCACATTAACGGAAACAAGTTAGACAACAGGCCAGAAAATCTTGAGTGGGTAACATTAGCTGAAAACACAAAGCATCAATGGCAAACGGGATTGGTTGACCTTAGAGGAGAAAATCAACCAAACCACAAACTTACACAAAGACAAGTGATACACATACGCAAAGCGTTACGGGCAGGAGTGTCAGCAAATTCTTTGTCAATCATTGCTGGAGTCGACCCATCAACGGTGTATTTGATTGAGAAAGGCAAGCGTTGGGCGCATCTTCTTGATTGATTACTTCTTGCCCCAGGAGCGCGTCCCCATCCAGTATCCAATGATGCCGCTTAACATCGCCATCTCATCTTCGCTAAAAATTATATCGGCAAACGCAACAACATCCTCAAGCGTCACCAATATTCCAGGCTCGTTCAGTCCCCAGTACATCAGGTAAAAATTTATCAGCACCAACTCCAGCACGAAGATGTAGGTTATCGTGGGTCTTACCGTTCCGACATAGTTCGCCACCCAGGTAGATGCGCGGTCCAATACCTTCTGGTCGTGTTCTAGCGCCGCCACGGTCATCTGGGCATCTGTTTGCATGGCAACCTGATCTGTGCGGATCTCTTCTATCCTGGCCTGCGCCGCAAACCCTTGCGCTGCTAGAGCGAGTTCGCGCTCAGACTGCATCTTGGCTAACTCTAGTTCGTGCTTCTTGTCTTGCTTGTCTTGGAAGTATTCCAACAGTTTAGGAAGACCAGAGATGAGAAGTCCACCAAGAGTAGAGAGGAGAGATAGCATTAGAATTTACCTTTTAGTGATAGCCATATTGCGCCGACAATCATTCCAGAAACAACCATCAGCAACACAAAGATCCAGAACCCGAGAAGAATGTTCTGGAGCAACTCGTCGCGCTTTTTCTTTTTCTGGAGTCTGGCTTTTGTTTCTGCCGCAGCTTTTGCTTCGCGGTCTTGTCTAGCTTTTACCTGGAAGGTGAGCCAGTCATCCCACAACCCAGGTCGGCCCTGGTAGATAAACAGTTCTTTTAGTTCCTGCTGCTGCCGGTTAAGTTCCTCTAGTGCAAAGAACTCCTCTAGGTCTGATCTCTGGTCTGGCGGTTTATCTTGTACTTTTTCTTGTAGACTGTTTTTAGCGTTGAACCAGTCCACCACCGCACGGCCAGCAGACATGATCTCCCCGCCGTTCTGTAAAGTTTCCTTTATAACGGCAAAAGCAGCGTTGGCCGCCGCCAACTCGAGCAGCACTAGTCACCTTTTATAGACTGCGTAATTCCGATCCAAAGCGCGGCCACAACAGCAACCGCAACAGCACCAAAGAACGCAAGGGTTCCGTGGTCTGCGATCTTTCTCAGCCTCTTGCCAAACCGCAAGTCCTGGCGAAACTCCTCCACAGACTCCGGTTTGTCTATATCTACACCGAGGATCGCAAAAGTCTTGCGGACTGCTCTATCAGCAATTTCGGCACACTCTGGTCGGGTTCCGCATTCCATTATTCACCTACATAGTTCGGATCTTGCGGAAATTCTACATTGGGGAATCCTTCTTGAGAAGGTAAGTCCCGTAATGCCTGACGGTATGTAGCCCATGCTTCACGATCTACCGGCGCATCCAAAACTTGCGTCCAGTCACTTGCAGACAGAAGCCGGTCACGTTGTGCGCGTACCTGTGCAGACTTAGAGGCTAGGTCAGCAGCAATCTCATCTGCGGTCTTATCCTCTACCCGCACAACATACGCCCATCCGTCTTGCACATACGGCTCACAAGAGACGAGCTTCTGCGTAGCGCGGTCATGGTCAAGGAATAGGTTTACCTTCACCGCACCGGCTCCCGCTAGGTACTCGTCTGATGGGCCAGACGCAGGGAAAGATACGTTAGGGAAGAACTCGCGGTAGTGGGCTATACGCCCGTCTTTATACACTTGCATAATTACTCCTTATTGATCGGGGAAAGCCTTAGTAGGCGCAGTGAAGTTAGCGGTGTATCTCGCCACGCCCTTGGTGATGCGGAGATCGTCTATGTAGCCGTTGAATAGATTGGATGTTCCAAAGTAACCGCCAACGACTATATAACCGCCAGTATAGTTTTGGTTATCGGTTTGTGTACCAAAACCAGAATCAGCAGTTCCATTAACATATAAATTTATTGATGACCCATTTCTTACCAAAGCAAAGTGAGTCCAAGTTCCGCTAGAAATGCTTGTTGTTCCTGCCCTAAAAGTACCGCCATAGTAAGCACCAAGAACAAGATTATTACAGTAAACAGCAATGTTGTTTGTGTTGTTTGCTTGTAAGCCACCAGATGTTGTAGATATTTGTAACAACCCCATGTTTGCAGTAGAGGTGGTGTATAACCATCCTTCTATCGTAAACGAACCAGTACCCATTATTAGGTCTGGGTTTATAAAGTTGTTATTGGTAAGCCTGTCATCAGTCCCATCAAACT